TCGTTCTTATATTGTTCCCAACCTTTTAAAAAAGGTGGTGGTTTTTTGTTGGATCTTTGTAAAGGTACTACGTTGTAGCCTTCATCATAAAAAGCCAAAGCAATATCTATCGCTGCCTCATCTTCAGACAGATTAAAATCAAACATGTTGAATTAATCTTCTGTCAGTAACTCTGCTATTTCGCCATAAATACCTTCAAAATCTAATCGACCTTCTGTTAATTTTATGATCCTTTTAGCTTGTCTAATAGACGGTTGCCTGTGACCGTATCTCCAGGCTTCTATAGTGTGTTCAGAAACACCCCAGTCATTTGCTGCTTTTTGTTTACCTAAAAACTGTATGTAAGAAGATAGGGTTATCTTTTCAACCTTCCTGTCTTTGTACTTTGGTTCTATACCCATTTCTTCTAATCTCCTTAGCTCTTGTCTGGATATTGAATTTACTCTATGATAATAGTTAGCAATCCAAACAAAATCTTCTATTGCATTTTCCATTTACCCTCCTTACAGTTTGCAAAAATAATATTTTACTTATTGTAGTATTATAGTATATAATATGCAAGTTACATATTTTTATCAAAGGAGGTATATATGAGTAACGATTTAACAAGTAGGATTGTCACACCTGAAAAGCTAGTGCAAAACCAAGGTGCTAAAGTTTTAGTATACGGTATGGCTGGTGCAGGTAAAACAAGCCTTGCCAAAACAGCACCAGGAAAGGTGCTTGTAATAAGTGCTGAAGCTGGGTTGCTTTCTATTAAAGATGCTACAAACGTAGATGCGATAGAAGTAAAAGAAGCATCAGAACTAATGCAACTATATGATCTATTAAATACAGGTCAGTTGCAATACGATACAGTTTGCTTAGATTCTATTTCAGAGATAAGTGAATTATTACTTCAACAAGAAAAAGCTAGACACAAAGATCCACGTAAAGCTTACGGAGAAGTACAAGAGTCTGTAACAAATGTCATGCGAGCATTTAGAGATTTACAAATGCATGTCATGTTTATTTGCAAAGAAGAAAAAGTAAATAGTGACGGTATATTTATGCACGAACCAAAAATGGTTGGTACTAAATTAGGTCAATCTATCACTTACTTCTTTGATGAAGTCTTAGCTCTTAGAGTTATAGATGATACAGACGCAGATGGTAACGCAGTTCAAGCCAGGTGGTTACAAACCAGAGTTGGCCAAGGCTACGTTGCAAAGGATAGGAGTGGTAAGTTAGAAGCTTTTGAAGTGCCTGATCTTACTGCATTAATAGAAAAGCTAGGTTTTACAGCCGTAGCTAAAAATACAGATAATGTAAAGGAGATTGGTAATGTCTGATTTTGATGACGTAGTGTACGTAGAAACAGATGATAAGCCTATGGGGCCAGGTGTGGCTCCTTCAGGCGATCATCCAGCAAAAATTATTGCTGCTGAAAAGTATAAATCACAACAAGGTAATTGGACTTTGAAGATGACTTTTCAAATAGCAGGCGGTAATTACAGAGATCATAACGAGTGGTATAACTTGTGGGATCCTAGAGAGGATATAAAACAAATATCTACAGATATATTTACTAGACTTAGTAAAGCCGTAGGTTTTGTTAAACAACCACCAAGCTCTGCACAGGATTATGTAGGAAAAGATTTAACACTTACTTTGAAAGAAGTAGAAAACAACTGGACTGATAATGAAGGAAATGAAAGGACTGGTAGTAAGAATAAGGTGTTACGTTATTTACCTGTTGATTCTGGCGGTATGTCGCCTCCCCCTGCGGCAGTACCTCCTGATCTAGGATAAAACTAAGGGGCTTTATGCCCCTTTTTCTTTTTGTTGTTTTATCTCAACATTTAAGCAAAACAGTTCATCTTTTTTTTCTCTTAAAACCATTTCAATATACTTAATATGTTTTTCTAATTCTTTTTTTCTTTCTTCTAAGTTCATTTGTTTTCCATAAATGCGTACAACATAAGTAATAATATGCTGAATACAGCATAAAAACTGATGTCCATTATCTTTCCTCTAACTTGTTACGAGCTCTTGTAAGATACCAGATAGCTTTATCTAGATCCTGGATGTTTGCATCTTTATGATCTGCTCTCCAGATATATTTAATAGCTGCTGCTTTACAATACCCATAAAACTGCTCAAAGGTTAAAGCTGACTCTATTGCGTCTATACATTCAACAGACCCTGTTCGATAATGAATAGGGTGATTTACTGGGTCATTTACGTTATCTGTCATTCTGTTCTCCTGATTTTGTTTCCATTTGTTTTATTTTTTCTTTAAAAAAAGCAATATGTTTATCATATAGGCTATTTTCTGGAGCATTTCTAAAATAACCGCCTCGTGTTTCATATCCTTTTAGCATATTTTTATAGTATTCAATCTTCTCTTGTCTTTTCATTTTGTTTCAACTGATGTTGGAATTGTTCCTCACGTTTTATTGCTTCTTCATACCATTTTATATGTTGTTTGTATGCTGAAGCTGGCACACGTTTTTTGTATGCTTTGATACAACGTTGGTAGTATTCAATCTTTTCTTGTCTGTTCATTTTGTTTCTCCAAGTAATTTATCTATACAAGCATCAAGTATTGGTTTTACAGATTTATAGTTTTTTTGTCTTTCTTTGTTATCTGCAAAAGTGCCAGCATATTGAGCAGAAGTAAATATACTTGACAATTTTTCACATATTTTTTCTTCTAAACATTTTCTCATATACTCTCTAAGTTCAGGTTCTATATCAGTTAATAGTTCATCTGTTAGTTCTACTAATTTATCTTTGTTCATTTTGTTTCTCCAAGATATTATTTGCTATATTTTCGGCTGCTGTAAAACTTACTAATTTTTGGTTTACAAATTTTTTTAAAGTAACATAATTTCCTGAACTGCTTGTATATTTTAAGGCTAATCTTTTGTAGATAGTTGTTTCACCAAAGCCTAGGCTTGTGTAAGACTCTGCTTCTTTTTTAAGTATTTCTCTTGCTTTTATTAAGTCTTCGGCATCAATCATTTTGTTTCTTACTCAAACTCATATCCCAACATGACCTCAACTATGCTTGGAGTATTATAGATCGTAGGTCTTTCCCCATCCCTAACGGCCTTATAATCTCCAAGCGTTTTCTCTAGTTGTTCCCATCCCCTATCCATATCCTCATCATTCATTTTGAATATTTTTGTTGCAAAGGGATGCTTTGTTTCTTGTGCAACAAACAAGAAATCTTCTACTTTATAACCAGCTTTCTGATAACCTCTTCTATAAAAAGCGGCCTGTAAATCATACTGATAACGTCTGATAGAGCGAGTAAATCCAGATACGGAGCAATCACTTGTAGTTTTATAATCAATAACTACAATAGATTCATCTGAATAGGGTTGCACTACTGGGTGTCTGATAACATCAGACCTTAGCTTGAGGAGTACATCTTGCTCCCACCAGTACAAGGAGTTTTCGTATGGCTTGGTAAAAACTCCAGGATACTCGCCCTGATCAACGTCAAGGAACTTTCTTGCTTCTTCAATAAGGTTGTCCTTCATCTGAAACAGGGTGTCCCTTTTGTCTTGTGTGATTACTAACATACCTCTATCTTCGTAATCACGTTTTAGTTGTTTATTTGCATTTGTATACGGAGATCCAGATATAACTGCAACCTCGTTATTAAATGCGTTCTCACCCTCTACAATAAGAGAGTGGGCGGCAGAACCAAACTGCATAGCAGGTGTAGGCTCTACCACCTCTTGCATAGCATGTAACTGCGATTGTCTAAACCTCCTTAAGGTAGATGAAGACACGCCTGGTGATTGATGATAATATGCATTATCCATACCTGGAAAATATATAGTATCGCCAATAGCTACATGCTGATGACTTTTTAGTGAATCTGGTAGTGGTGGGTTATCTATCATGATTAACTCCTATTAGAAATCTTATCCATTTTAGCTTGGATCTTATCAACCTCAGTCAACAAGTCTTTTATAGCCACCTTTACATCTTGAATGATGTAATTAATAGCGTCTTGTTGCTGTATTTGTTCGTGGTTTATTTTCTTAGTGTCTAAAACTATATTTTTTAGTACACTAACCATACTGTTTGTATCTATTGACATATTACCTCCGTCAAAATATTGTTTAAGTATAAACAAAGTCTAGACATATTACAATACATTCTGTAAAATTAATTAATTACATAATAATATAGAGATAATATGAGTAGAACAGGCGATTTATACATGATGTCAAGGCTATCGTATGAACAAGCTATTGACGATTACGAAAACAAAAAATCTAATTCAATATTAGATTCTTATAAAAAATATTACAAACAAAATGTGGGAATGGAATGTTTTGATCCTCAGGGAGATTTGATAAACTTTTATGATGAAGATCATAGCCAGGATAGTCCAATATGATTGAAGGCCTACAATTTTTCTTTTGGTTCTTTGTGGCAATTATGACAATACCAGCTTTATTTATAGTATTATTTGATAGAGATTAGTTTTACAGTAAGATCACGACCAAACATAGCTTACTGTAAGGGCGATAAGAATATCCTCTAATTATTCATTTTTATCGCCCACCTATTATTGTCAATTAATGTCAAGACTATAATGACGCTAAAAAACATGATAAGAATGGGCTTTTGACGAATATTTTATTTTTGGCATTTTTGTCATAGGCAATAAAGAAAACTATCTATATTTTTAAAATAATTCTTGACAATCTCTATCTCTATCATCTATCCTCTCAATACATATTAGGGTAATGTGGGGTAGTGTAGTATTAAAATAAGCATAACACCCTAATTTGCTAAATATGGGATTCAAGAAACATAAACTAGAATACGAACCAATCATATCTGATGAAAAAGACGTTCCTGTCGAATTTGCCAACCTAGATAATAAACTTACCAGAAGACAAAGAAACTTTGTA